TGGAAGGAACTCCTCCACCACAGAAAATATTGTTTTTTCTGCGAATACAAATGCGGAGTGGGAGTTAAATGCATTTTCGGGGGCAAGCCAAGGAATTCCTAATGACAGGGAGTATAACGACCCTTTTGTTATTCATCCTTACGAATCTCTGTTCGTTCGCATGTACACCGTAACTCGAAACGGTGGGGCAGCAGGAACATCCAACGCCTGGTATGCTGACGACGATGTTGTCACTGTTAGAATCTCTTATGAGGATTACGACCCTAAGGAGAGGTACTACGGCAGAGTAACCACGAACGATACTTTCGGAGTACCAGTACAAAATAAGAAGCCTGAGTTTACTACAGCGCAAGAATCTCGGGGATATGTCGACCAACCTCTTATTGATTTATATTCTAATAGCGTGTTATTGCAGGAAGAACCTTTCACCGACTTGACCGACGATAATCACTTTGAACTGGACAGTCTTTCATTTAGAAGTGGTTACCCCTTCGGCGGGTTTACAGACACTGGCGCAAGCGCTTCAAATTATATGTATGATATTATGGTTAGTACAGAAAATAATCCACCTGCGCTTTATACCTTACGTCGATTCATGTCGTATACTGCTGGGAATACAACAGCTGTGTTAGACTATCAAGAATTGTTAAAAGGTTCTGTCTCCCTTAAGAAAGGGCAAAAAGTCTTTGCTCGCATATACACCAGTGGCGCCGCACTCGGCGGAAACTACAACAATCAGTACTATTACCGCCAAGCTCCTGCTTTTTGGTTTAATGGCACGGTGCCTAAATAATAACAACTAATGGCTATATTCACAGAAAAATCGTTAAAGTTAATGCCTTCAAATGGATTAACTGGCTTAAGTAATTCACTTATGGTTGAAAAAAATAAAAAATTAAGCGAACAACAAGCCGCCAATGCTAAAATTTCAAAGCTTGAAGGAACGGCGGTCATTAAAACTCCTAGTAATGGAAGGTTGACAGTAAATCAAGGGGGTGAAGAAAGCGCAACTGCAGCCCAACAAGGGATGTCCTCGCCAGCTTTAGCCTGGGCTAACGGCGCTTCGGTCCTTAATAGCAGTTTAACCAACCCAGAATCTGTTCCTATATTTGTTCCTGGAACCACGGATACCGCGGCTGGGTCCGCGGACGTAACGGAAATGAATTCTGAGATTGAATCATTTTTTGAAGAGAGTTCACCGAACCAAGCTTCTCCTCGATTGGAATCTACTATAGCAGTTCTTAAGCAAAAATCATCGTCTTTGGCGGTGGAGATTAATCAGATTTCTCAGACTCAAGTTATGATATCTGACATACTACGACAAAGAGCCGAGGGTAAGCTGCCCGAACCAAAACTTAATTTAAGTGCGTTAGATTTAGGCACTCTTCCCCCAGCTGTAAAAAGGCTCGTAGCTACTTCACAGGAGAACCTAGAGAAGTTTGTCGAAAACACCATTATAGCCCCTTTTGCTCAGAACGAGTTATTTATAGAAGCCTTAAATGCGCAATTGTCCGGAATTGATATAGTATCCCCAAAATTTGATTTAGAGTATGGTCCTCCCATTTCTGCAGGAAATAAATTTGTTCTGTCGCGGGATGGTTTGTACTACGATTCCCGTTCAGGTGAGGTACCTCAGATTACGTTAGACCCCCTTTCTTCTACTATGTGGACACTCGATTACGACTCCAACAAAGGAGGTAGAGGCGCTCAGTTCACAGAAGAGGATGGTTACACACAGGCGGGCACAATCTTTGCCCTCGAAACCGACTTAGGTGAGAATAGCCAACGAGTTAAAGATTTTTATGAGTATGATGATGTGCTCCAGCAGTTTGCGGATGATAGACAGGCACAACTAACGGAAGTTTCGGGATACATTTCGGAGATTAAAAATAATGGTTACTCTGAGTCGGATGCTGTAGTACAGTCCTACTACTCGCAACTTGGTACTGTTGTATCCGTATACGACACTAAAATCCGTAAACGAAAACGCCAGCTAGAGATTGCGGCTATTTATGGCAGAGATTTCTTTATGGTCACGGATAGAGACCACCCTTTAGGGGAGGGTATATTTTTTGAGTACATACCTCCAACAGGTAAATTATTTGAGTATAAATTAAAGTACGATGACCAGACTGACGAAATGAAGACCACGTCGTTTCTGGAAGGGGAAGGAGGGGCAACTGTAGCCTGGGACACTATAACCAATTCTGTGGTCGATATCCCTTCTCCAGCAAACGTTATCGCTGTACAAGGAAAATGGAAAGAGATTCCGCGCATTCCTATTAACGACTTCTCATACTTGAAAAGTAGTGATGTCCCTCTCCGATTTCAAAGAAAGATAACCCTCTTCTCAGAGGATTTAGATACTGTTGTAGCCCCGTACCAAGCAAAGTATGTAGTTGCCCCAGAAACCTCAGAAAACTTCACAGAAGCCCTTGCTGTTGATATGATAGGGTATGGGGACTGGGTCCACCGGGAATCCTCCGGAAGTATCAGCTCGATTACTCCTTCTTATAAATCCCTAACCGATGACATAGCGTCAGACGAGCTGGTGGCATGCTATAATTTCTTGGACCCCGAAGCAGTTACTCAGCCTTCAGGAACTTTATACGGTTTAAATAATGCGGCTGAAGGGTCCCCACGTATGGACGGAAAGCTTGTCGGGTACAACCAATCCTTTGTATTCCCCTCGGGAGTAGGGACCGCGTATATGGGGGGCACAATGTTTGACGAAGAAGCCAAACTGGGGTCCGAATGGGCAGATATAAAAGGGTCTTATGTACGCCTTCCTAATATAACTAAAGGGTATGAGACATTTGGAACTACTTATCAAGGAAGTAAACCGATAGACAATATTTTCTATGGGACTAGCGGAGTAAGTTTTGATTTTTGGACGTACGTGCCTACTTTAGTGGATTCTCTCACTAATTTTCATAGGTATAAACTTGTTTTGTCCAATGAAAACACTGGACCCGTAATTAATGATTATATTAACGCGGGAATTATAAGTAAAATTGACGGTCCTCAAGCAATCGGGATAGAGCAAAGTACTAATCGAACTATAGGGTTGATGATGGGCTGGCGGGACAGAGGCGCTCCTGAAGGAAATGGAGGCACTAGAATAACCTCTCCTAGTGGTTTGGAGTTTATTATCAGCCCTACGGTATCTCAAAACCAATACAACACCAATAACCCCTCGATTTCTTGGGGTCATAGTACATGCATCGCAGAAACATGGGATGGTACATCATTGGCTCCTAGCCCTACGGAAACGTCAGAAATAGGTATGTATGTAACCAGTGGTGTGAGAACCTCCGACGGTTCAGGAATCGCCGACGCTAGCGGTTCATTCGTCCACTTTAATATTTCCTTTGACTACCATAATAACGAAACTCGAATTTCGTTAGACGGAAAACATTTAGTTACATCCTCCATTACTGACGTGTTAGGAGTTAGACCTGAAAGGCTTCAAACACCCACCGCAGTATCAATCGATTTAACCGACCAAAGCGATACAATTAGTTATAATAACCCTATAAAAGAGTCTTTTTTAGGGAACGATATTTATGATGAGTATGTAACGCCTGAACGAGTAGCTTTTCCGGTCTTCACCCCCTGGATAATCGGAGGAGGGTATAGCGATAATATACCAGGTATCGCAGGTGCCAGTTACCGCCCCCAAGGTTTCTTAGGGAGTAACACAAACAATACATACCAAGAAACCACATTAGGTCAGCCTATCGTAACAGAAACAATAGGGACTTATGGGGATTTTATAACCGGGCAACATGCGCCTCCTCTCTCAAATGGCGCGGGCGGGTCCAGCGGTCAACGTTTCCAGATACCGCGTAGTGGGCTAGATGGATATGTGGGTAGTTTTAAGATTTACGCAAAACCTCTATCTACTACAGAGGCAAAACTTAATTTTGATTCCCAAAAAGGTTTCTTTAAAAACATACTATTATAACAATGAATACTTTTGATTTAGAATACGTAAACGTTCCCGGAAAAAATAGAATTCTAGGGTTAGCATTTCCTATGAGAAATGATGGAGTTGGAGGTTTTTTAACCTCTAATGAGAACTTAGGCTCGCTAAGAGATTGCGTAATTCAATTAATTATGACACGTCGGGGTGCTCGAGTAATGAGACCTGATTATGGAACTGATATACGGGAGAGTGTGTTTGAGCCTATGGACTCAAGATTGATGGACACTCTACGACACCAAATAACCTCTACTATTGCTAAGTACGAACCTCGAGTAATTATCAAAAGTTTAAACTTAGTCCCTGATTGGGAAACCAATAAATTAACAATTAAGTTATTATTAAGCTCAAAAGATGACTTACTAAACACTGAATCCGTAGAGCTTCTCGTATAATGACACGAACCGACTACTCTAAATTTTTTCAAGGCGTATACAATGTATCCGGCTTTGATGGCTCCATTGAATCTGATTTTCTAAAATTAGGGCAAGTACCTGACGACCGAAAATCAAATCTTATTGATTACAACCTTAAAGGGTTTGACGATTATCGTGTAGCATTGCAAGATTATCTTAAAGCCGTCTACCCGCTAGATTATAATAACTTTGCGTCGTCCGACTTAGGACAAATGATGTTGGAGATGTTTTCGTACATGGCGTCCGTATTAACACTCAGGGCAGACATGACTGCGAACGAGATGTATATTGACACGGTTAAGGATGAAAACAATTTAAAAAGACTTTTGCAATTAATTGGTGTTTCTATGAAGGGACCTACTGCTTCCCGCGCATCTGCCTCCCTTACTCTTCCATCAGACGTCGACCTGGGAGCCTATAACGTCATTATCTCTGAAGCGCAAAGACGTATTAATGTTACTAATCAAAGAAGTGGCACTCCGTTAACTTACACTATCTGCCAACAAAAAGCTAGTGGAGAGTTGGATTTGTTTACTCAAGACTTAAATGTTTTGAACGGAGATTTTACCGATAATGTAAATACTTCGCTTCTTCTTTTAGAAGGAGCCCTCCAAGCTCAAACGGGACAATTTAATAGCGCGGACTCCCGACAAACAATAACTATTGAAAATGGTCCAATAATTGAAGGCAGTATCGGAGTATCTTCTACTGAAGGTGCAGGCATTTATTACAACGAAATATCGAATTTGTTTGTGGCGTCTGGGGGAGCTGACCCGGTTTTCCAAAAACAGTACATCGATGGATTTGGTGCTGTGTTAGAGTTTGGCGACGGAGTTAGAGGACGCCTTCCTACACCTGGAGCTACTTATATTGTAACCTATCGTCAAGGAGGAGGTGTAAATGGCGACATTGTTAGAGGTAATGTGAATCAAAATCTTGTTGTGACTGTAAACGGGCAACCTATTACTGCTACAATAACCAACACTACAAAAGGCTCTGGAGGTCACGCTGCCGAAACTGTGGAACACGCCAAACGTTATGCCCCGTACTTCTTCAGAACGCAGTACCGCGCTGTTACAGGGGAAGATTATAACGCGTTAGCTAATTCTTTTGTAGGTAACACTGGAGTAACTGCGAAAGCTATGGCATCCCTACGTAAAAATGGAGCTGCAGCTAATGTAATTGATTTGTTTATTTTAGCTAAAGCCT